GAACCAACAGGAACAAACAAATGAAAATCGTAAATATACTATTAGAACGTCTATCAGAGAATAGCACATGGCGCGGATTGATCTTAATCGCTACAGCTGTAGGAGTTAAGCTGGAACCAGAGCTTCAAGAGTCCATCATCGTCGCGGGGCTAGGACTCGTAGGACTCATCAACGTTATCCGCAAAGGAAAATGATTCCCAACTCCAGACCACAGCAGGCCAAGGAAAAGACACTCGCAATGGTAATCAAAGCGGGTATCGAAGACTTGGTTTGCTTGGTCGGGATTCGTGGATACTACCTCGATTCAATGGGAGCAAAAGGAAAGAACGACAGAGGTATCTACGACGATGCGATCATTCTTCTATCACCAAGCGTTCACGCTACGTTTAACGCTAATACTGATCCATCAGTTTTCAAGAAAGGTATTGCTGTTCTTAAAACGGGTGTGCATCGCTTTCGTAAAGGCAATCATGGTATCTCTAAACCCGGAGGCGGCTACCCAGCGTTACGACCTGCTAACGCGAAAGAACAACTCCCTGTTACGCGAGATGGTGAAGGCGATTCGATGGGTATTGCGATAAACATCCATAAGGGAGGATACCGCACTACCAGCAGCGAGGGCTGTCAGACAATCTATCCAGCGCAATGGGACGGATTCATAAATCTAGTCTACTCGGAGATGAGTAGATACAACCAAAAGACGATACCATATCTATTGGTGGAAAACGCTTGAATTAGATACTCAATTATCGTAAACGATAATCCATATGGGAAATTGCAACGAAACCATTATAGTAGCATCCTACGCTAGATCAGCAAAAGAAAGTGCTATCAGCGCGGCTCACTCTGCTTGTCTCGCACAGCAATCCATTGGAGCAAGCGGAGCTACAGGTGCAACCGGAGTCGGGGCTACAGGGGCTACGGGACTCACTGGTTCTACAGGCCCATCGGGAGGGCCGACAGGGGCAACGGGGGCTACGGGCCAAGGTTCAACTGGTGCTACAGGTTTATCTGGAATCAACGGAACTACAGGTGCTACAGGTTTGCGCGGAGCTACTGGAAGCACAGGGTTGACTGGTCAGCAAGGGGCTACAGGATTGCAAGGCTCTACTGGTATCGGGTCAACTGGTGCTACGGGGGCTACGGGACAGCAAGGCCCAATCGGGCCAGAGGGATCAACTGGAATGGTCGGCCCTCGCGGAGCTACGGGATTGACTGGGCCTATGGGCGCGAGCGGTTCTGGAGCCACAGGAAGCACTGGTCTGACAGGCGCGACTGGCCCTAGCGGAGGCCCAACAGGAGCCACAGGGTTAGACGGAGCAACAGGAGCCACCGGAGCCACGGGGTTGATTGGTATCGACGGCGCGACTGGCGCGACTGGCGTTATTGGATTAGATGGGGCTACGGGCAGCACAGGCGTGACTGGATTGCAAGGTTCGACTGGTGCTACTGGAATCGGTGCGTCAGGCGCAACAGGGGCAAGCGGAATACAAGGAGCCACTGGCCCTCAAGGAGCAACAGGGGTAATTCCTGCTACCAACGCTGGTAGTGTCTGGACATTTACTGGTGACGGGTCAACAATAACTTGGACGCTTACAGGGAATACATCTGGAAGTCTTGTGTCAGCATTATACCTTGTCCATGTTGACGGAGTAGTTCAAGCCCCAGCAAACTATACAATAAACAATGTGTCTCCAAGAACACTAACAATCTCAACTGTTCCAGCAGGAAGCGTGCTTGTTGTAGTGTCCCTTTCTACAGCATAAAAACACTTGACAGAAACTTTAACTATCGTTAACGATAAAACTATGAGTTGCGGAAATTCCAGAAGTTCTAAATGCAATCCGTGCGGCCCAAGTGAGGCGGCAATGAATTCAATTGCAGAGAGGGCAGCTTACTATGCTAGATTAGCCAAGATACTAGAAGAGCAAGCTCAAGCTATTCTTGATGAAATCGAAGCACTACAAACATCGTTTGGTGGATTGAGATGGTCTTATGTTGGAGATGGATCAGATGTTACATTTGACATAACTGGCGCAATCACAACAAACGCTAACGCATATTTGGTAGCAATTGATGGAGTAATACAAGACCCAATTAATTATACGATTGTAACTGGAACACCATATGTTCTGACAATGACATCTCCAGTTCCATCGGGATCAAATATAGTAATTGTATCTTTGTATGGATTTGCAGAAATATATTCTGGAACAGGTAGTCCAGAAGGAATTGTAGCCGCACCATTAGGTAGTCTTTACACAAACAAATCTGGAGGAGTAGGACAAACTCTTTGGGTAAAAGAATCGGGCGGCTCAACAAACACTGGATGGACAGCAAAATAAAATATTATGCCACTAACTAAAGCAACACAAAATGTAGTCGAAGGAATTGTTTCGACCGGATCAACTGGAGTATCCGCTGGGTCATTTCAAGTAGGACAACAATACAAGATTACTTCTCTCGGAACAACAACGCAATCGCAATGGAATACTATTGCTGGAACTACGGGGCAAACTTATGTCGTAGGTTCGCTATTCACGGCGGCTACTACTGGAGCAAGTTCTGGAAATGGAGCGGCAGCAGTAGCAAGGACATTGGCAAACAGGTTTGCAGATGTGGTGAATGTGAAAGACTTTGGTGCGGTTGGTGATGGCGTTACAGATGATACCGCTGCAATTCAAGCTGCTATTACCGTTGCAAATGGTGGAACAGTATTTTTACCAAAAGGAACTTACCTTACTTCAGCAACGCTTTTATGTGATAAAATAGGAGCATCAATTATTGGTGACTCGGCAGGAGTATCAACTATATCAGCGACTCATACAACTGGTGCAGTTATTAGATTCACAAGAAGGTTTAGCAATATCAAGAATATAGATATTACATCTTCTGGATCAAGGGCGGCTGCTACTAACCAAACTGGATTTGGTGTTCAATTTGAATGTGAAGATGTTCCGGATAGCACAACGATAAGGATGCAAGCCTGTGTTTGCGAAAATGTGTCTGTCCAAAATCAACCCGGAACCGCATTTTATTGGGTTGGGCCTGCAAACCAAGGAAGCGTGATGCAATCTTGCTATGCTAATGCAAACCGAGGACATGGTTTTGTTCAAGACAGAGGGCAGCTTAGTGGAAGAATTAACCTTGCACTTACAAGTGGTTGTATGACGATTGATACTTGTTTGTTTTATTTCAACCTCGGCAATGGTCTTGCTGTTGGAAATCCAGCGGAAACACAAGGAAATGCAGCGGTTAGAATCATAGTAGATAACTGTGAGTTTTCACAAAACGCATCTGATGCAGCAATAAGATTTTCTAATACACAAATATATTTGGATGGAACAAATCACGAAGTAAGATCATCTGTAATGCTTCCTCCAACTGGAAGCAATGGTGGAGGAATATATTGCATAGGAAGAAATCAATGGTTTAGAAATAATAGGTATCTTGAATGCGTATTTGCAGTAAATGTTGGATACAATGCAAAACTTCAAACACAAGGAATAAATGTAGAAGGAATTACTTGCATTAATAGTGTTCTTCCAAATATGAATCCAGCAGTTGTTGTTGATGCTGGAGCGATAAATGTAAGAGTTTTAAACTGGGTAAGTGCAAGTATAACATCTTTGATTACTCCTAATATACCCGGAACTCAAATTGAATCGGTTGAACAATATATTAAAAAAACAACGGATCAAGTTGTTACTAATAGCACTACATTAGTAGATGATAACCACTTATATTATCCAGTATATGAATTTAATTCATATTACTTTGTTGCAAATATTGAATTTACAGCAGGAACAACTTCAGAAATCAAACTTGCATTTACAGTTCCAAGCGGTGCTGTATTACGATGGGGGCCAATTAATGGAATGAAAGTTGATCCAACTGGTTCAATTGTAGTTCAAGGTCAAGAAACAACATCTGGAAATGCTATTTCATTTGGATATTCCGCTGTTGGAAGCAGACAGACAATAATGGTTACAGGATATGTGGAATGTAGTGCTGGTGAAAATGGAAATCTTCAATTGCAATGGGCGCAGGATACGGCGTCATCGGCAGAACCAACAACTGTTCGCAATGGATCAAGCTATTTAAAAGTATTTACATATCAAAATTAAAAATGACAACCGAACAAGCTAAAGAAATCCTTGCTAAAAACAAGGTGACAAAAGAAGAATACGAGAAGGCTAAAAAAGAAGGCCGCATTACACGATACTAAATATTAGCGCAAACATTAAAGTGTTTTGAAAAACTACATCAACATATCTCATATCCTAATCTGCCTTATACTCCAAAGTATCGGATATGCTTTGACAAAGAATCCTTTTATCGGAGCTATTGCAGGAATTTTCTTCTTTGCTGGCAGGGAAATATCTCAAGCCGAGTATCGAAATATAGAAGCATCTCCAAGTAAGTTGAGAAAAGATATGAGTGTGTTTGGTGGATTCAATCCGAAATACTGGACGCTTAAAGCATTCTTTGCAGACTTGACAATCCCTTCTGTAATCGTAATAACAATAGCAATAATCTTACAAATACTATGAGCCTCTGCACACCTTGCACTCCTTGTCCTCCTTGCGATTCAGAATATCCATTGCTATGCGAGCCACTAGAAACAACCGCTAATGGTAAAAGATTGGTAGTAGAAGACTCTGCTGCTTGCCAGAAAACAATCCAGACTCCAGTTGCCCAACAAGTCTTAAAGACTGATGGTGCTGGTAATTTGACTTGGACTAATGGAGCTAATAACACTGTCCTAGCTAAATCATCTACTGGGATTGTAGAGTTTGATCAAGTGCAAACGACCTACATTGCAGATAGCGCAGTAACTACAGCAAAGATACTTGATGCAAATGTAACTACAGCTAAGATTTCTGATTCTGCTATCATAAATTCTAAAGTATCCGCTACAGCCGCCATCGCAGGGACAAAGATTTCTCCTGATTTTGGTTCTCAAGATATAATTACTACGGGATCAGGTTCGTTTAATATGCCATCTAATCATTGGAATAATGATGATGGTCATCACATTGATGGGCTTGGTCAATTAAGCACTGAGGGTTCTTTTGAAACGAACCTAACCTCAAATGGGTATAGGGCAAGTTCTCCTGCGTTAACATGGGTTAGTTACAATGCAAATGGCCAAACGGGTGCAGCTCAAATTGGTCTTAGTCCAGATGGTGAAATTGCTTTGCGAACAGATGCAGTAAAATCAACAGGATCAGCAAGCTCAGTTACAACACGACTTATAGTAAACAATGTTGGTAATGTTGGAATTGGAACAACAAATCCTGTTAAAACTCTTCATGTAAATGGAACAGTTCGCTTGCAAGGATTGCCGACAAGTGCTACTGGACTGTCCGCTGGAGACATTTGGAATGACAGTGGAACTCTTAAAATAGTTTAATGCCAGCAGAAGGATCAGTCTTTGATGGATTCACAAGTATCATCGCGCAAGACGCAGATACCCATCCATCATATTTACCAGAGTCTGTAGTATCAGAGTCGGTAAATAGGACATTCCGAGGCGGAATTAATCGGACAAGGCCAAGTATTCGGAACATTCCGATTATCGCTGGAGATGGAGAAGCCGAGACTATCGTTAACGATATTCTTGGAGGCAGCTTTCAAGGTGCGTATCCATATCGTTCGACTAACTTGAGAACCAGCGATGGTATTCTGCTATCGGTATCTGGGATTATTTACTTTCTGAAGATCATAAACAACCGAGCATTCGCCTACAAGATCATCGAAGGCAACGATCCGGGTATGATGCACACATGGTTCGTGCAAGCTGAAGATCGGGCATATATTCAGAATGGTTATCAGAATGCTATAGCATGGGATGGGGTATTAGGAACGCTGACCGCAAGTGAAATCCAGAACGGAGACTATTGCGAGATTGTTTCGGTTGGAACTACAAACTTTACTCTGATCGGCGCGCCATCCAATACAGTTGGAGTCAAGTTTACTGCAATCATTACAGATACTCAAAAGGGAACAGGAACCGGAACAGTCAAACTACCTGCTTACCGACTAAACCCATACTTGGCAAAGATGCCGATTGGGACTATTATGGAGTATGCTTTTGGGCGAGTCTTCGTATCTGATAGATTCAACCAAATCTACGCTTCTGACATCATCTATGGTGGCGGGTTTACCGATACCAAGAATACAGAGAACTTCACGGAGATAGGATACTGGGCAGAAGGCGGGGCATTCTCGACTCCAGCCATGATGGGGAATATTACAGGCATGAAGGTCATGCCAGAGCTTGGATACAACCTTCGCGGCCAAGGTCAGCTAGTAATCCTTACTGGGAATGGAGCATTCTCAATGGATGTCTCCCTGCCAAGAGATCAGTGGAACACATCGAACATTCAGCGCATCTCACTCCTTGGGCGCGGATGCACCAGCTCATATCTAGCCCTAGTTAATAGTGAGCTTTGGTTCCGTTCACACGATGGTTGGGCATTCTATTCCAACACGCAATCAGAGTATAATCGGTATTTCTCACTACGCAAACTATCGAGGGACGTGAATAAGTGGGTATCAAATGATACTCCTTGGCTTAAGCAATTCGCTTCTACAATCTACTTCAACAACTACCTCATCAATACTGTGTCGCCACAGACCTACCGAGCAGAAGGAGTAGAGGGGCTTAATAGGTATCATCGCGGAATGGTAGTATTAGACCTTGACCAATCCTCAACTCCCGCACCGGACGCACAACTTCAGTTTCGCTGGAATGGGGTCTGGACTGGAATTAGACCAACTCAACTTCTGACTGCATTGATAAGCGGTGAGAAGCGTGGATTTGGATTCTCATTTGATAAAGACAACAAGAACCGACTATACGAGTTCACAATAGCTCAAGGCGACGATTACGGGCCTAATGGAAGCAGGCAGATTGAATCCTTCTTCACGACTGGCAGGTATGATTTCAACCGAAGCGGGGCTACCAACAAGTTCCTTCGCAAGAAGATTACTGGTGGAGAAATGTGGATGAGTGAGATTAAGGGACAAGTAGAAAGCGATGTTGAGTTCCGCGCAGATAGCAATCCTTGCTGGTCAGAACTAAAAGTGCCTACGACATTCGGGTGCGATCCATGCTCGCCTAAAGTAACTGAATGCTTCCCACAACGGGGAGGTAATCGCTACAAACGCTACAAGTTTAACACACCAGACCCAAGTGAGTGCAATGACTTGGCGGGCATCCCATCGGTAGAAGGATCAGAATTCCAGATCAAAGTCAACCTAATCGGAGCAGCTACAGTTGACCGAGTAAGGTTGATGGCGAACATCAAGAACAACGATGACTCTCCAGTTGGAGACTGCCCAGAAGAAAATCAAGAGTGCGAGCCATTTTTGTGTTGCCAAGAGAAATACTGGAACTACAATATCGTAAATTAATCTATGGACAATCAGTCTTCATCGCCAGCACTTACATTTCCAAATGTCCCAGATGACTTCTGTCCAACTGGTAACTGGCAGAATGTCTTTCAAGTATTCATTGATGAGGTTCTTGCTAACGGAACTATCAATGTGCCGGGATTGGGCGATGTAACCCCAGCGCAAGTTGCTCAAATCAACGAAGACCTTGCTGACCAACAAACACAAATTACTGCACTTGATGCGCGGGTAGATGCTTTAGAGCCAGCGGTAAAAGTAAGAAGGGGAATAGTAACTGGAGTTCCTACACTAGACTCAATTCAAACAGTTTCTTTTACCGCTCTCCCAAATGCAAACTATGCAGTATCAATTACTCCAGTTTGCGCTGGCACAATTGGAACTTCTGCAACTCCATTATTTTCATTGAATTCTGGAAGCAAAACAACTACTGGATTTTCAATCCGTGTTGAAAATAATATTTCTCAAATAACAAGTATTGAATGGATGGCAGTTCATACTTCGTAATAAACAAGCCATAAGAAAAACTAAACATATGACACCACTAAAAGGAACTGATCCTAAACTCGTCAGCGGCGGCGCACCTACTCGCGGAATGATCCGTGAAGGTATGGGCAACATGAATCCACCTAACACTGGCAAGAACCCATACTCCAGCGCACCGCTTCCAAAATCTGGCAAGCCCGTTGGCGGTAAATAATTATCGGAAACGATAATCCCTATGGCTGATACCCTCGAAGAGATGGTAGAGCTTGTGAAGGGTTTCGTCGGCGACTCTGGCACTTGTTCATACGAGCGCGGAGTTAAAGCCGTAAACCAAGCACGACGATTGCTCTGGAACAAAAGGGCATGGACTTCGCAAGAAGAGTATGTCCAGATTTGCTGTGTGAACGATTGCTTCACGCTTCCAGCCCGATATGAGCAAATCAAACTTGCTTGGATTGGGGACAACTCTGCGAGCCTCGCTGATGAGTGGTTTAATGCGACCAACGCTTTTGCTCTTCACGCCGACCACTCATGCCATAGAGGAATTGTAGAAGTAGGAGGACTCCATGTTCTCTTCCGCGACTACACAACGCATCCATACCAAATTGGAGTAATGGCCGAGGAGGCTGAAGACATCGGCGTAGAGTTGATGTTTGAAGCGCAAGACCAGTATGACACCTACCACAAGGTTAAGGTGACTACTGCCAATCCTCCAACGCTGGCGAAGTCTGATCTTCTTGTGAAAGGAATTCGGTCAGTAACCAAGCCAATTACCAAAGGCAGGATTCGTGTGTATGCCTACGATACAGCATTGGAAGCAAAGACGCTGATAGCAATCTATCAACCGAACGATGCTAATCCAACCTTCCGCCGATTCAAAGCTCCGAGGACTTGCGAGTGTATTACGCTTTACGCATCGAAGAAATACTTTGATTTGGCCGACCCGCAAGAGTTGGTTGAGTTCATTCCAGATGCGATGATCTATGCTGTTCTGGCATTGAATTCGCGTGAGAATCGTAAGGCGCAAGAGTTCTTGCAAAATCTTTCTCTTGCCGTGCAGGAACAAGAAAAGGAGATGGAGAACTTGGAGATACCAACAGCAGGCCCAATCCGTTTCGCCAACTATAGCAGGGCAGACAACCTAATCGGGTCTGACTTACTTTCTCCTTCACCGAACGACTATTTCCTATACAGATGACACTGACAATCCCAGATAAGATTGATGCAAGGAATGTCGTTGGATATGGTGATCCAAACTACGAACTGAATCTCATTGATCTTGAGATTCTGAAGTTGCCGCCGAGGGAATGTCCATTGATTCATAGGTTCACGCCGGGGATGTATATTCGGGAAATCTATATGCCGAAGGATACTATTCTCACAACAATGCTCCACCTGACTACTCATCCATTCTTCGTGATGAAGGGTGACGTGACTGTCTGGTATCATGGTATCCCTGCCCACCGCTACAAAACAGGTTACACTGGAATCACAGAAGCAGGAACGAGGCGTTTACTTGCTACTCATAAAGATACAATCTGGATAACTTGCCATGTCACAGACTTAACTGATCCAGACGAAATTATTGACACAATAACTTCTAGAGACTTTAATCCTCACATCAGCAAAGATGACCCAAGGGTGCAGAAGTGGCGGCATAACCGAACCGACTTAATCAAATGAGATTCCTTCTACCAGACCCGCTAGGCAACAACAAACATCCACAGATGTTTCACTCCAGCGGATTCGCTATTGCTGCTGGCGTAGTTGCGGTAGGAGCGGCGGCTGGATCAGCGGCTATCTCCATGTCGGCAGCAAATAGGGCAAAGAAAGCTCAAGGCAAAGCAGCGGCAGCATATAAAAAAGGACAACGCCAAGTCCAAGGAATGATTAATGCAGTTGAGGCTCCTAAATATGACCTTGGAGCAATGATTGGTGATGCTGCACAGATTTCAGAATACAATAGACAGCAGGTTGAATTGTTTCAGCCCGGAGCTACAGCTTTAAGAGCAAGATCAGCGCAACAACTTAACAGGGCAATGGATGTTACTGACCAATACTTGAGGGGAGAAATCCCGCAAGATGTCAGAGAGCAAACCATGCGAAACATCGCTGAGTTTGGTGGTGCAGGATTCAACCCAGCAACAGCAGGCCGAGCGGGTGGATTCCAAGCAGCACAAGCATTAGTCCCAAGACAATTTGGATTAACCTCCCTTGATCTTCAGCGACAGGGAATGGCGGCAGTTCCAGTAATCCAAGGCACAGCACAAAGCTGGCAACAATTGGCGAG